AGGCCCGGGGGTGTCGAGGGGGGTAGTTCACTCAAAAAAACCGTTACTCCGCTTGTGTGGCGTTGTGAGCGGTTTTCCGGTGTGGTCATGGGGTATCACCCGTCGGCCTGTTTGACGGGTGGCGTAGCTTGTCTAGGGCTTCTTGTATGTCGCGTGTTCCTTTCGATGAGTTGCAAGACCTGCACAACACCAGATACCCCCCGGCCCCTTTTCCGGCGACTACGTGATCAAGTGTCAGGTCGAACCGTGAGCCGCAGAACGAGCACCACGGCTGGGCCTTACGTGCCGCCCTGCTGAGGCGTTTCCATGCGGCGTTGTTGTAGCGAACATGCGCCGGTTTTGAAGGGGTGGCGTGCCGGGGGCACTCCCCCCCACCCTTTTTTATGATCTCGGGGCATCCCGCGGCGCTGCACATTCTCGCTATCATGGTTTACACGTCCACGGCTGCCAGGTATTCCCTGCTGTCTGGTAAATGTGCCACGCCATGTTGATATTGGTTTGTGCGTCGAGGACGTTCGGCCAGCTAACCGGGAAAGCCTGCCGCCACACGTCGTTGATTTGCATAAGCCCCCAGTCTCTCGTGCCGTTTCTGTTCGTCGGTGAAATGGCACCGGCGTTTAACCGGCTTTCACAGTACGCAACGTGCATCGCTTCTTCACAGTCCCAATCTTTCGAGCACACGATTTCCCGAATATCAAATTCCACAGTGGAAATCGGGGCCGTTGTCGTTGTAACCGGGGGGTGGTAAATCACGGTTCTAGGGATTTTTCGGGGGTGGCGGAGTGTTTGCGGCGTGGTCTGGTGAGGAACCTTCCTCATTGCTTGCGTTGTCGATACCGGATAGAGCGGCTCGCGCTTTAGCGACACCACCGGCGTTTCGTTCGATCTGGGTTCGGGGGTGCTTACGCTCGTACCGGACGTTGTGGTTATCCACACAATCATCATTGTTATTGCGAGCAGAATCTTCTTTTGTTTTGAGTTCACTTTGAGTTCTCTCTTTATGTCGCGCCGTAGAACGCGTTTGTTCGCGCTGTATGACGCGGTCTATATCGGCTTGCGCGCCACTGGGCGCGGTTATATCCACAGGCACAAATCGGTATCGCGATGTTTTCCCCAGCCCTCCGCCTACGGCTAATTCGATCAGCCAGCCATCGGCCACAAGTTCTTTTAGGCGTTTCCTTACGTTGCCCGGATGCATACGACATTTAGCAGCGAGTTTCTCCGATCCCATAAATATCTCGTTGTTGTGCACGTCGTTCGCTATGTCAGCTACCGCCAACAAGACCAGCAGTTTTGCGCCCCCGAAATCGGCGTATTTCCAAACGTGGCCTACCGCTTGCGCGCTCATGTGAGAAGCTCCAACGCTTTTTTGGCCTGATGAGGCACAACACCATTACCGAGGCACGCCAACGCTTTCGCTCGACTAGCCGCTACATCGGTGACGTGGCCTTCTTCTAGCCCCATCATCCACTCCACAAATAACGGAGATAGTTTGCCGTCGGTCACTGGTTCTGGGGCCGGACGCCCTAACACTCGTTCCCATCTGTCAATCGCTGGCCCGTATTGACCCCAAGTTGTTGTAACGCCATCCTTAGATCCGTGGCCTTGGTTCGGGTGGCCCCGTCCCGGTTCTTTCTCTCCAAGTAACGTTCCGCTGTCCCACCAGGTTGTGACGCGGTCGGTGTTGGTAGCAACGCGAGAGCGTTCTCCAGATTTTGTGGCTGATCCGACGGTCGTTCCCATATGTTCATGTTTCGGGCTTCGCCATTCTGCGCTCTCGGCGTCGGTAGCGACACAAAACCAGCGTTTGCGTCGGTGTGGTGCTGGGTGCGCCGAAATAACCGTCCATTTCGCGTCATACCCGAGGGCGGCAAGATCTCCAACGACTGCGGCGGCTCCCAGGGAAACGTGTCCGCTGACATTTTCCAATACAGTAAATCGTGGTCGTAGAACGCTAATGGTGTTTCGGATATAGGGCCAAAGGTGCCGCTCATCGGCTGCTCCCTTTCGTTTGCCTGAAGCCAAGCTGAAGGGCTGACATGGATAACCAGCGCACAACACCTCGGCGTCAATCATTGTTAAATCAACTGTCGTTAAATCCCCTACCGGTTGGGCATCAGGGAAACGGGCGGCCATAACAGCACAAGCGGTTTTGTCGATGTCGGACCAGTAAGCGGTTTTCGCTGAAAAGTGCTGTTCCACGGCCATGTCCAAACCGCCGTAACCACTGCACAAACTAAGTATTTTCATTCGTCCATCCACCTGGTAGGACACAACTCAGGCAGCAGTTGATGACACTCACACCGTTTCGCGTCGTCCTCAGCGAACGCCTGTTCCCGTTGTTTCTTCGTAATGGACTGTTCGCCCTTGTTGAATTCAAGTTCGTTAGCAGACATCCGGTTTCCCCCAGCAGCTACGGGGATACTGTAAACGGTCTATCGCATACTCGAGGTCGTCAGGTCTTATCACCCGGGCTTCGTATCCGGCGCCTGACAGCAGCTCCAGCCACGTTTCTTGCGCCTTGCTCACCCTGCCTTTAGCGCTTTTCAGTTCCCAGATCACCACTTCCCGGCGTTTCGGGTGTCCGAGTACGAGATCGGGCCAACCGGGGTGTGCTCGGCGGCTGTCTGCGTTATGTTGGACAATCCAACCGAACAACGCTGCGGCGTGGAGAATGGTTCCCTGTAGTTCCCGTTCGGTCATAGCGTTATCGTCCATCGCTTTTTAGGTTCGGGCGGTCGCCGCTCGTTCCCGAATAAATCGGTTTGGTAACGGTTTTTCCAATATGCCTGCGCCGGTAACACGGCATCTAGTTTCCAGTTAGAGGCTTTCAGCGACGCTCCGTTTTCTGATTCAAGCGTGTAGGTGATAACTGCCCTGAAGCCGAGCGCCCTACACGCCCTGACAGCGGCCCCGTACAGCATGGAACACCCGTTAGTTATGCCGTCGGTGCAACATCGGGTTATTTCTGCGGTTAATCCGTCGTCAAGTTTTCGGGCTACGGGACGGCCTACGATAGCGACGCCCCGAGTTTGACCGTTCTCCACTAGCTGACAGGCGAACATGCCACCTTGTGGCGGCAGGTTGTGTCGATGGTGCGAACCGACAAAAACACGAGCCGCCTTAAGCGTGATCGGCCTAATTTCTGCGGTCATGCTTCTAATTCCCAGTCGTAGGGCTTTATGGGGGTGCCGTGGTGTGTGCGATCCAATACGAGTTGCCATTGTGCGTTGTACGCTTTTTCGGCTGATTCAAGGTAGGCGCCTATCGCCCAAAAGCCGCCAATAATCACTAGCTCAATCACTGTCCCACCCCTGCGATACGTTGCGCGTGGAGGCTGAGCGCTTCGTTGTAACCCTGTCTGGTCAAGACATGAAGCCGCCCAGTGTTTCCCTCAGTTGTTGGTGCCTCAATCGGCAACTGGGTATTTCGGTCGTAAACGAAGTCAACGAAACCGCGGTCCCGTAGTTCTTTTAATCGGGTGTTCGCTTTCTCGGGTGTTAGGTGGCCTTTTCCAGAATCCAGCGAATGGTCGGATACGTTGCGAGCCGTTAAACCTTCCGGGTAGACGCTTAACAGAGTGTCGGCGATAAAGGCGTGCCAGCTTCCCGATTTGACGTTCCGGGCCGCTGTCAGACTGTTGTCCGGGCCGTCTTGGCGGTATGCTCCCCCGGTTTCCTCAGGGTCAATTCCGTTCCATAACGTGGGCTGGTTCATCGGTTTTCTCCGTAGTTCGTGGATTCGGTGTCGTCGCCCGTTGGTATAAGAAACATTCTGGTGAGGAGTTCCTTTAAGGCATAGCTTGTGGCCTTCCCAACGGCCTTGTCTCCCTGATCTAGCGCTTGTGCCACGATTTCGGTTTCAATATATTCCCCGGAAACGTGCATGATGCGGAACCGGTAGCGGACGTATTCTTTCCGCCACTTATCGTTCCACGGTTCCGATTTGGTTTCGGTCATAGCAGGAATGATGATGAGCCCGTTCCGGTTCATAGGACCAGAGCAGGCGTTTACTACGTCGTCAATTGTTCTAAAGGCATAGCCGCCCATTTGAGTTGCGGCTTTCCCTGATTTCGCCACCGGTCGAATTTCCAGACTGGCAGCGTTTAAGGCTTTAAGGACTTCGCCGGTCGTTTCCGATACGGCGATCCATTCAGTTTTAGATTCCACGATTTACCAGCGGTCAGCCGTCACATTGTCATAAGAAACCATGGCGAGTTCACGTTCGCATGTCTCCGTGGCAAGCCGTTTAGCTTCTGCGGCGCTAGACGCATATACGTCATCTTGAAGCACGCTGGTTTCAATAATCGTGCCCGTTCGTTTGGCGTATTCGGTCCCCGCGTCGGGGTCTACTTTCCAAAATGTAACGGTATATAGGTGTTGTTGAGTTTCTGTTTTACAAGGCATACCCAATAGAGAACCAAAGTTTTTTGGTTTCGTCAAGTATTACCAGCCCGGGCCGAACCATTCCTCTATACCGTCACGGCCCCATTCACGATCACGGAGAACATGCATCAGGCCGTCAGTACGCCAAAACAGGTCGTCTATCTGCCAGCGAATTTCGCCGTTGTGTAACAGTTCGTCAATTTCGGCGACCATTTCTTCCAAATCTTCTATACGGTCCCCGAGTTCGTCGCCGTCAAAAGCGCTAATGCTTCGTTCGATGTTGTCCAGCCGGGCGATTATGGCCGGATCGGTTTCTACCGAGATTTCGCCCATATCTTGCATATCTTGTTCGACACGATTAACGGTATCTTCGAGTTCGCCGATACGCCCAGCTACTTGGGCGGCGTTCCACACGATTACGCCGGAAGTGACGGCCACGGACATGATGAGCCCCAGCGTTAAACGACTTATTTTGATTTGCCTAAAATCGCTTTCGATATCTTCGGCCATCTAGTCGCACTCCAGCGCTCGTTGTGACGCTTCGAATACGCCCCATTGTTCTTCGGACCAGTTTCGCACACTCTCGTCGTTTAATGATTCCAACAGCGCTACGCACGCTTCCGGGGTAACTGGGGCGGTTGGTTCTGGTTGCCCGTCGGGCCAGAACGCCCAAACGCCGATACCAGCGGCAATGATCGCACCGACAATAGCCTTAACGTTTTTGAGGATATGTTCGATCGAGTCGCGCCAGACATCGGAACGCTCCGCGATGTCCTCTATGGTCACTTGTCAAATAGGTCAGCGGTTCCGCTTCCGAGCTTCGACGCTACAGCGGATTTGATGACCGATAACGCGGCACCGATTGCGGCGGCGACCGCCATTTCTTGCGTTTCTATGTTTACGTCCATCAGCTGATCGGCGCCCATGATCCCTAAATAGGATTGGACGCCGGTCAGGACGGCTCGTTCGACGAGGTTTTTATAAAACTTCACTTGGCCACTCCTTCAAGATAGGCCGTTTTTGTTTCGTAACCAGTTTGGCGTGCGTGGCCGGTCCCACAATGCCATCAGCGACAAGTTTATTTTTTCCTTGAAAGCGTTTTACGTGAACCTCGGTTATCGGCCCAAAATGTCCGTCCGCTGTGATACCCAAAACTTTTTGTATACCTGCAACGTCGGGACCAACGTCGCCCCGTCGTAGGGTGCGTTGTTTTTGGGGTGGGAGGGGTGTTGCTTGTTCAGGCATAGCGAAGTCGCCGGTTGTCACTGCGTCCGCTACCAGTTGCCGCCAGTTGATCCGCAACGAGGGATCGATTTTTCGGGCCGTATATTCCCGGTGCATCAGAATTCGTGTGAGGGGGTTCCAGTCGTGCAAAATGCACAACACTGCGCACGCCCGGACGGTTGCGTCTATGAGTTCGTCGCTCCAACGTTCCCCGATACCGTCATTTTCGCATTCAAAACCCACGAAATGTTTGTTTCCTGAACGGTACGCTCCTGGTTTCGGTGCGTCGTAGAGTCCTTGCCCGTGGTCCGGTGGTTCAAAGTCAGCTAACAGTTGTTCGATCCGGTTCGCCATGCCACGCCCGGCATGGTTACAGCGTCCAGCGGCATTAAGGACAATGTCGCCGTTTCTCCCTACCGTGAACTGCGATAATGGACCTTTGAGGTCGCGTCTGCCCTCGAGAATTAGTCGTTTACAGGGCATATTTCCAGATTGTGCGTTAGACGCCGTGTGGTGCAACATGATTCCGACGGGTTCAAACGAATATGAACTGGCGGCCCGGACTTGCCACCCGTCGATTGTTTCGACGTTCAGACCGGCGGCTTTCAAAGAAACCGCCCACTGGTTAATCATCGGCTTTTATCCAGTCTCGGCGTTGTGGTCTACCCATTCTTCCAGTACCTCGTCCCATTTCCAGCCCGAATCGGGTTCGCCCCACCCGTCTGGGTACGGCTTATCGACCGGTGGCTGCCAGTCCAGGTTTTCGTCTAATCGCCACGTTTCGTATGGGCGCGGTGGCGTGAACGCCCCATCAGGGAAGTCTGCGTGGTTGTCGTGGAATGTGTCTCCCGGCGCGGCGGCCTTTTTTGTTGTTGCAGCGTCAGTCAGCACCCAATAACCGGTTAGCCCTACGTCGCCGGGGGTTTGTGATTCGGCGAACACCGCTGAGTTCACTACCAAACCGTCCACTATTTCTGCGTAAACCGTCATGCCGCAGTTCTCACAATCACGACGCCGTCAATGCCATCGTTGCCGGTGGCAGTCGAACCACCAGCCGTTCCGCCGTGCCCGTAACCCGTTTCAGGAAGGCGCGCCGTGCTGCTCTGATTGCTTCCATGACCGCGACCGCCTCCGCCCACCCCGTAATACGGATTTGAGCTATCCGCTAAAGCGAACGGTCCTTGCAGACCTTCGCCGCCGATACCTTTATTCGTGCTACTGGTTGACCGCACCGCGTCGCTCCCAGCGCCGCCACCGCCGCCGCCGAAATTGTCCGACGACCCACCGGGCGCGCCAGCGTGTCCATTTCGGCCACTTGTGCCGCCGTTCCCTCCGCTCCCACCGCCACCAGCGCACGTATATTGCCAAACGCCGCCACCACCGGCGGAACCACCTGCGCCGTAGGTGCTGGTTTCATATACCCCGGAATGACCAGCGTTGCACGCTACGCCGCTTTGACCCCAACCGCCGCCACCACCACCACCGGCTTTTAGTTGAAACGTGCCGCCGGAATCAAACGTAGTAGTGCCGCCGTCGTCACCCTGCTGCGAAGTACCAGAACCACCGGCGCCGATAACGACACCGTACGTGCCTGCCGTGAGTGTCACCCCGGTGCGATACGCAACACCGCCACCACCACCGCCGCCCGCGTAAATAGTGTCAACGCCGCAACCAGCCCCAGCGCCGACGACGAGTAAATCGACCAACCCCTCACCAACCGCAACAAGATTTGATGAAGTCGCGAACGTGTAGAACTTATAACCGCCGCCTTCGGTTTCAGTACCGCCGGATAACGTCAAACCTCCGCCGGCAGACGAAGCCACGACGCCATGATCAACCGGACGAATTGCCATTACTTCAAAGCCCCAATAAGCGACCACGTGTCGGTCGCCGTTTTGATGCACGTCGCCGCAGCATATTGGCCGTCAATTTCTTTATTCGAGTCTTTTGATTGAATCGTGACGCCCGAGCCTTGCGCCAGCGTTGCGTTAGCTGAGCCGATGTTTTGCACAATTATTTGCGTCCCGATAGCAAAAGCCACTGAACTGTTCGGTGGGATAGTGAGGGTTTGGGCTGATCCGTTCGACGACGTAACCAGTTTTCCTGCGTCGCCTATGACAAACGTGTACGTGGTCCCGGTTTGTGCGTTGATCGCCAGCGGTGCTACTAAACCGCCGGAAACCGTGAGTGAGTCGGTTATTGATACGTCGCCGTCTGCTACTTCCAGCGAGTTTTGTCCGTTTGTGCCGGTAATCACCAGCTTTTCTTCGCTGGCGTCCCATAGCATTGTGTCGCCTGCCGTCGAGCTATAGAAGGTGACGTCCACGCCTGAGCCGTCTGAGCCCATAGACACGGCGGCGTCAATAGCTAACGCCACGCTGGGTATCGGTCCGGTTCCTGAAGTCACGTCAATGTTCGTGCCAGCGGATACGGCGGTTATGTCACCGATACCGCCCCAACTAGAACCGTCGTAATATTCAATAACGTTTGTGTCTTTGAGATAAGAAACCATGCCCTCCGTAGGGCTAGACACGGCGGATGAGCGCGCCGAGGAACTAGCGAAAACCATCACCACTTGATCGCCCACGTAGGTGTTCATGTCGGAACTGGTGAGTACCTCGCCCGTGGTCCATTGTTTATAACCTGCGCCTGCCATATCAGAATCCTAAAGAGTTGTAATCGAGCCGCCCTAAGGTGGCGTCGTCCAATATTAAATAACTTGTCGTATCTCTTGGCGTCATCCCTAGCGTAACGCGCCACGTTTCGCCGACAGTGTAAGCGTGCCCGATTTGCTGCAACGTGCCTACCGTAGATTGCTGCGATACACCGGGCGGCGTAAATTCGACGGTCACCGCGTCCGCCAGTTCTAGCTGTGCGATCGTGTTTTGTGTGCCACTCGCTTGCGTGTCCAACACGGCTATCAGGCTGTTGATCCGAACTTCGGTAGAAGCGGTTTGAACCATCAGGAAATCCAAAACGTCTGTAACGGTTGCGTCGTCAAGGACCAGCACTTCACCGACCGGTAACAAACGAATTCCGTACGAGTCTTGGCTGTCAGTTTCGTTCGCTGTTACCGTCGCCGCTCCCGTCCGGTTCGCCGTCAGGCGGTTAAACAGTTCAGCGCTCACAAGGTTACGCCCGATTTGTTGATACGGAACGTCTGAACCGTCGTCGCTGAACGTGACCGACGAACCAGCCGCCAACGGCCCAAAACGGTTTTCAAACGTCATCACCCCCGAACGACTCACATACAAATAACCCTGTTCGCTTTGCGTGACTTTCTGCAAATACTGAACGGCGTTAATGTCGCTTGACAGGGTTTCAGCTGCGACCGTCGAATATCCGGCATCAATACTGGTCGCCCCGGCATAATCAATGTTTGCATTTGCCAACACAGCCGACACCCGAGGGCCGCTGGTCTGTTCACTAAACGACGTTCCGCTCGTCAGGGACCGTAAACCGAGTTCGCTTGACTGGTCCTCAGCTATCACCGTTACCCACGCATCCCCGGAAGTGTCATAGCCTAAATTGATATCTTCAACAAGTCCCGAATAGATCAGGTGTCCGTTGCATTTTATGGTCACGGTTCGGCCGGTCGTGATGCCTGGATAATACGCCGACGAGGTGTTTAAGGGGTCTAAAGCGCCGTCGGTGTTGCGAAACAACAGCGATGCCTTGCCGGGGCTAAACGGTTGCGTCCAATCGTCACGGCCCCGACGTGTCGTAAACGAAACACAGCGGCTCGTCAGATCGGCCATTACTTCGCTACCGCCCAAAACATATGATGCGTCGTCCAGTTTGCCTTTAACGGCGTCGTCAAGTGTAAAAGCGTTATCGAACGCCGGACCTATAAACCCTATTTCTACGGTCGGCGTCGGTGTTGCCATCAGTAAAACCCGATATTGACGGGGGCGTCGCCGCTAGAACGGTTGTAACGACGTAAACCGCTTATTAGCGAGTCAGGATCGACATTGGGGGCGGTCACGTTGATGTTATTGATTACGGTGGGGGTCGTAGTTGCTTCGCGTAACGCCGTGGACGGCAGCATCGCTGAGGGTGCCAACAATGTTGGCCCCCCGATGTTCGGAATATCGGGGATCACGTCCTCAATACCAAACCCTTTTCCACCGATACCCGGCACCCAACTGGGAATTTCGATGTTGAACCCGAAATCAATACTGTTCCATTTGTCGATAATCCAATTCAGCACAGACCGAAACGCCGTTTTCAGAGCGTCAAAAGCGCCGACGGCCAGTTTCCCCACCCGGTCAGGAATAGCGCGGATAAAGTCCATGATTTTGTCCAGCGAGTATTTGATGGCTGTTTGGACCGCATCCAAGCTGAAGAATGCAACGAAAGCGTTTTGTATAGTTTCTAAAATGCTGGTAATTGCGTCGTAAAAACCAGTAAAAAGGGCCTTTATGCCGTCCATGACCATGCCGAAATCGCCAGTAAAGACCCCTCGCAAAAATGTGATAAGTCCGGCAAAAGCGTCCACTAAATGTTGGACTGTCTCGATTATGCCGTTAATGATTGGCGTGACGACCGCCTTGACGTCCTCAAACACTCGGGTCACGACGTACCGGAAGGTTTCCGATTCCTGCCAGAAATAGGCGATCGCGGCAACAGCAGCCCCAAACAATGCGATCAGGCCACCGACACTAAAAATAATGCCTCCGAGAGCGACCACAGCGGCCCCTATCGCTCCCACAAGCACCACGCCTATAGCGGCAGCAAGCCCCATAATAAACGGCTTAGGGTTCGTCCTGATAAAATCAACGATTTTGCGAACTATTGGCTCGACGGCTTCTCGTACTTTGTCGAACGCCGCTTTAAGTTTCGGCATCCACTGTTCGCCAAGTTCTTTCACCCGGTCACGTAGCTGCTCCATTTGAGGCGCCCAGCGTTCCCCCAACGCAATCAGGTTTGATACGCCTTCGGCGAGTTTCGCGGCTATCGGTAAAAGCGCGGTGCCTATCGTTATTCCCACGTCCTTTAATCGGGCCGTCAATATGCGTTGCTGGTTCGCGAGTCCACCGGACGTTTTCTCAAAATCGCCGAGGGAGCCCTGCGCGCCCAGTTGTTCCATAATCAAAGCGTTTCGGGCCATGATTTTAGAACCTTCGGAAATTTCGCCGTTTACGTCCGCTAATCCCATTTCAAGGGCTTTTGCGTCCACGGCGGCGGCGTTAAACAAAATCCCTAACTGTTTTAATGGTTCGGTTTCCCCGGACAACCCGGCGCGTAGTTTCGCTAACGCTTCTTCAGGTTTCAGGTTGTTAAAACTTGCTACGTCGGCCGAGGTGCGTACCAGGTCGGCAGAGAACGTCGCCAGCTCGTCGCCGGATAGGCCGGCGGCAGTCCCGAAAACACCAAAACTCGAGGCGGCGTCCAAAAATTCGGCCCGAGAAAGCCCAACGGCGGTTGCTGCTTCTTTCGATGACGCAATAATCGAGTCGGCGCCGTCCCGAAATATGGCTTTCGTTTTCGACATCGACTCGTCAAAGTCGCTGGCAAGGTCAACGGCTTTCGCTCCGAGCCCTACTGCGGCGACCGTTATACCGGCAGTCATTTTGCCGAACGCTGCCCCAACTTTTTTGGCTGCGTTAGCTGACGATTTCGAGAACTTGTCTAACGATTTAGTGGCGTTCTTCGTGGCTTTGCGTAAACCGGAGGCGTCGCCCCCGATCAACATACTTATTGACGCTTTTTTACCTGCCACGGTTCGCCGCCTCTATTGCGTCGTCCAAAATTTGTTCTAGCTCGTCGTTATAGTAATCCACGACCTCCAAGAAGCGGATGTCTGCGGCCTTGTAGATGAACGGTTGAGGTGTTCGCCGGCTTTGTGCTCTCCGCATCAGACGATCCCGAAACGTGACGGGATCACCGAAAACGACACGCCCCGTGTAAGGAATCTTTTTGCGGCCTACCCGAACAACGCCGCCTTTAGTGGTTCCCGATGTCCTTATGTCCTTTTTCAGTCGGCCAGATCGCACCGGTGCCTGTCTGCGTGCTTCGTCGGCCACAATGTCGGCGGCGCCCTTGTGGATTTCCTTAAACCGTTTCTTAAAGTCGGCGTCGATACGGCCCATCATGCGCTGGGCCTGCCGTAGCCCCTTGATTTCGATTGTCGTTAATCTACCGATATTTCGTTTTGCCACGCCTTGCCGCCCTCGCTGCTTTTTCTTCGGCTTTCACTTTCTCATTCCATGCGGTTAGTAGGCCCATCAGGGTTAAAGAATCAGCGTTTAACAAAACATCTAACGGTTGTCCGGTGTTGAGAGCTAACACCCCTAACTGGTAGGCGTAGCTTCTTCGGCTAAAGGGGCTTCGTCGGCCTCAAATTCCACCGTGTATCCGGCGTCGAGCCACTGGTCAAAATCTAGGCCGTCGTGTTGTGCTACACGGCGAGCCGCCTCATATCCGAGCCAGTAAATATATTCCAGTCGTGGACTTTCGCCCATTTCCAAAATAGACACATTGAATTTGCGTTCAAACGCTATAAACAGCGCCCCGTTGCCATCATATTTACGGACAACGCCCTGATTGTCTACTACCTGGATTTGTGCCCTCAGCATCATGTTCTCCTGTTGTTAGCTTGTGGCTTGTACGACTGCGCCAGTTATCGGCCATGACACCGAAGCTGTGGCAAGTTCGCCCACAGTTCCGTTGATCGACGGCCATTCGGTTACGAGAGCGCTAAACGTCCACTGGGGGTTCGTTGTCGCTGCTGCACTCGCAATGTTTTTGACAACAAGCGTCGTTACGGTTCCCAGCAACGCTCGAATTGTGGCCTGCACGTCGGTGGCCGCTAGATCCTGGTTAAATTCAAGATCAATCGTGCCCGATTTGAGCCCACCAATCATGGTTACATTGTCGTCACCCATAGCGGTTGTTGTCAGTTGGTCTGCTTCTTCGGTGAAAGTTACCGACGTGACATGGTCGCTTAGGTCGACGCTGTTAATCGTGACTGAAGCATTATTTAGCATGAATGCGGCCATTATTCACCATCCTTTTTGGTTGTGGCCCGGCTAGCGGCCAAGTGACCGCCCTCTACTAAAGCGTCAATGTTGACACCTAGCTTTTTGAGGTCTTTTTCTGTGACTGTTTCGCCTATCTTGCCGAACGTCACGTTTTCAGACTTTATTTTGTAATCGCTCATACGGCGTACACCTCGAGATTCAATCGCATTCCCATAAATTCGCCCTCTCCGACGACTATCTGCCCGTAGTCCGCCACCCGGATAATACGAGCGTCGGAAGCTGTGCCCCCTAGCGTAGTGTCTCCAGCGATCGCGTTATAGACACTTGTTGAACCTGACACGTACCCGTCGAGGGTGTCTTGCGCTGTTTCCGCATAGAAGCGTTGCGCCAATACCAGGATCTCAAAATTAAAGCGCTGTAGCTGGCTCGCATTCGTTGACGCTCCCATAGATACGTTGTATTCAACCGGTGGCGCTCCTGGGATAATTACCGCGGCCGGGGGGACAAGCCGATCAGGCACCGTATCGAACACGACAATCAGCCCCGACAAGGTTTCGAGTCGGGTTTGTATGCCGTCCTTGATAGCGGCGTAATCTGCCATTAGGCGACGCCGATCCGCCTATAACCGGCTAGGAGGCGTTGAATATCGGGGTCTTGTCGAGTGATCCGGATAGGCCCAAAGTCGTTGACTATTCCTGCGGCAATTCCCAACGGGCTGCTTCTGCGTTGAAACAAGCGTGCCGACAAGATAAGTGCGGCTTGTGCTACCGCCGCCGGTACCGCTGTCTTGTAGCCCCATTTCGCCGTTACTTGCACCGTGGGACGGTTGCTTGTGTAACGGGGAAATGGGGACGAAACGGAACGAATACAGTTAAAGGGGGCCGAATTACCAACGACGATAAAGTCGCTCGTAATTGTCAGAGTTGTCCCATATGTGCCGTCGTTACTGTCGTCCTGTTTCACTACAAGAGAAGTGGTCGTGTAGAAGTCGTCGGTGTACACCAAAACATTTGTGGAAGGCTGATAGACGCGAGCCGTTGCGCTCCCGTCAGCTACGAACGTCCGATTGCAATATTCGTTTATTTCGTCCTCGGCGGCGTCAATAGCGTCCTCTATGTAGGCGTCCTCCGACGTTGTGCCGGAAGGAATCCCAAGCGAGGCTTTCACCAGTGATGTTGTGGTGTAGTTCGGCATTACTTCTTAGCCGCAGGCTTTTTCGCTGGGGCTTTCTTTTTCGCTGGGGCTTTCTCGGCGACCGGTTCGGGTTTTTGTACCCGGCTCGGTGCCTGCTTCGCCCAAAGGTCGTCGTGTGTGCTCATTGGTTCCTTAATCCGAGTAGGACGCCCGTCCGCCTTGTTGAACGGACGCCCTACCGGGTGTCATTCCCTCTGTTTAGAAGGACGGGGCTATGAGGCCAGTACCGGTGATGGCACTAATTGCCGCTGGGTAGCGGCCCGGAACGAATCCGACATAGGAATACATCACCAGTGTAAGCGTGAGGTTTAGTCCTGCGGTTTCGTCCATTCTCATCATCATGTCACCATCCTCAAACAAGAGCATGTCGCTACGAGAAACGACGTAGACGGCGTCCTCGGTGCCTGCTCCCAAGTCGGTTCGGATGTTGGCGTCGGTGACGATAGGAATACCGGCGATTTGGCTGCCAGTGTTTCCGTAGCCTGCCACTGGTCCTGTACCCATCGCATTTTGTGGGACGTTGGTTTGTGGCAGCACAAGCGGTCGGCTGTTGCCGTCCACGCCAGCTTGCAACCATGCCAAGCGGCGAGGGTGCATGACAATGAGGTCAGGCGCCCTATATATGTTGCTGTTGATTTGCTGGATAGCGTCGAGGAGTTTCGGATAAAACTCTGCCACTGTTGGACTGCCGTCGGTATAAGTAACGGCGTTGATGCCGGTAACTTGTGAAATGCCGAGAAGCTGCCCCGATGACCCCGAACCGTTGATCAACTGATTGTCAAGGGTTGTTGACATAGCCGAGGCCATATCCCCAGTGACCAACGCATCTATACCGGTTCCACGCTCCATAGCTTGGCGGCTCAACTGTTGGCCGCTGGCTACGGTGGATATGTTGCTGGTTAGCAGCGTGTCGTCGATATCGGTTTCCGATACGGCGTCGTTTTCGGCTGCTTGTACCGCTGCGCTTGCCCCGGTGGTAACCCTAGAAATGTTAAGGGTCATACCAGAATCAGGAAGCGGAAGGTTACGGCATTGGTCAGCAAAAGGACGGCCTGCGCGAGCCAGTGGCGCTGCGAGATCCGTGAGATACTGAGGTACCACCAAACCCGCATAATTACTGCTCGTGCCGTCCCTAGTCACCAACATTTCTTGTTGGTGGCGTTGGATACGTTCCGACGCTGCAACATCCTTAGAAACAACGCTGTCGATGAAGTCTTTAACAAAAGACACGTCGTTTTGGTTGTCTTGCCGATAGGTCAGCGGTTCTTCTTTAACGACCGCCTGCCCGGTGGCTGGTTCTTCGGTTGGGTTTTCTGCGTTCAACGCGCGCACCTCTGCTCTCATGGCGTCAGCTTTAAGCGTGGCCTCTTGCATTTGTCGTAAATCCTCTATCCGACGGTCAAGAGTGCTAGCGCGATCTTGAAAGTCTGCGAGGTTTTTATCTTCATCTTCGGTGAGGTCGCGAACTTCGTCCGCTGCCCTGTTCACCAGCGCGGTTTGCATCGCCGATATTTCGGCGCGCTCCGCAATCAACTGATCGAGAAGTTTCATAAACGGTTATCTCCTGTTGTCACGTTCGTTTCAGCGAAGGTGGCGACAGGTGCTGTTGCGGCGTGTCGTCGGCGTTCAGTAAAAACCTTAGCGCGTTTCGGCGTCCAACAAGTGACGCCACCGGGCGAGGCGTGGCGCTTGTGTCTTGTCGTCCGGATCAAACGCCCGAGCCGCTATTAGTTGAGCCTCACCGTATGCCGGGGCGGTTGGTGCCGTAAGCAACGCTACGTGATCGAGTTTTGCTTCTACTCGGGTGATGTGGCGCCGTCCTTCGACTTTGGCTTCTTCGTTTCGTACCGGAACAAATCCCACTGAGAACCCGGAAACGTAACCGTTTTTGGCGAGTTCCAACGCTTCGCGGGCTCGTTCCGTTGGTGCTACCTCAAAATCGGCGACCAATCCCACAGCGTCTTTTTCCCACGTCGAGGATTTACCTATCGGCATGTTTTCCCGGTCGTGGCCGTGCATTAACGGGATCGTGGTGCCGCGTTCTTTAATAGATTTATCGAAAACGCTTTTCCCGAAACGCTCAACGTAGGTTCCGGCGTCGTAGGTTGCGTTCCACGGGGCGACCAACGCAACAATGTGGTGTTGTCCGTCGGTTTCCCGTATTTCTAGATCGCTGATTTCAAGTATTGTGCGGTGCTCGATTTCCATAATTACCCCAAAAGGTCATCGTGAGCCACTGAAGCGGTCACGTTCTCCAGATCTCGTATTTCGTCAACTGTTAGCCAGCCACCTTCCAGCGCTGTTTTGTGTGCGTCGAATCGTTCGCTCCGTGAGCCTCTGATAAGGGCGTCTATGTTGAGGCGTGCCACCTGGCCCCGTGGTAGCTGTTGCGTGAACGCTTGTTCGACACGGGAATACCAGCCACGTAAACAGAAGCGAACAAAGTTAATTGAGTCCTGTTGCACGTTCTGGTAGGTCATCGAACCGCCCTCGGCTGGTACGTTCACCATGTGCGAAGGGACCTTAAACATTGTTGTGATTTCTCGAGCCGAGTTCACGCGTGCCTGCACAAACTCCAGATCTTTTGGTGAAAGTTGCAACGCCTGATATTTGATGCCAGCAGACAACACAGCCGGTGAGCGTTGCCGTCCACCGTGAGCCGCCACGAAAGCCGATTTAAGGTCGCTGGCTTCTTCCCGTGTCAGTTCACTGTCCGCCTGTAGGACACCGGTAGGAACGGCGCCGGTCGTATAAAAGTCGGCGGCCATTTCGTCCCCGGCTATCGCAATACCTAAAGACCGTCGAGTAGCGGTAACGACCCCTAACCCTTCGGTGGCACCCGGCAGCGTCATGCCCCGGATATGCATGATGTCGTCAAACGAAACAGCGACGCCGTTTACCCGATATTCGGTAGCGCCCGTTTGTGTTGTTCTCACCGAAACCACGTCGGGGTTTAGCGGTATAGCTGTTTGTGGATATCCGAGATTGTCCCGGTCCCCGAGAAGGCAGTAGGCGTTGCCAGCTAGCAACAAACTGGTGACAATGCTTGACAGTGTGTCTATGCGTGTCGCGGTCGGGTCGGGTTGTTCCAGTAGTCGTGGTGTTGGTTCGACGAGTTCGCCGCGCCGGTACGAGTGGAACGGTAGCGAACCTATCGAATC